GGCGCGCTTCGCGCGGTTCATAACTTTCGCCTCGCCGCCCGAAAAAACCTGCGAAAATATTTGGAAAAGTGAAATATTTTACGTATATTTATATTATAAATAATAATAATAAATATGATTGAATTATTAGATTGGAATGGGAACGCTGGGATACAAGGTCATGAGATAAGATTGATCCTAAAAGGAATGTTAATAGTAACAGTATTGTTCATAACTTTCTGGAAAATTAGTAGGAAAAGTCAATAATAGTTCGTATATTTATTATATAAATAAATAAAATATGTTAAACACAAATTACAACAATTCAAGTTTCTGGTTAAGCGATAACTTTCTAAATGATGATATCGATGTATTAACTGGAGAAGTATCAAAAGATAATACTGCTCACTTAATTAGATTGGCTAGTTATAGAAGAGCGATTGCTAACTTCGTAAATTTAGTTACGGGTAAAGATATACCTGTTACATTTAATCAACGTGGAGATTCTTATACTGATGGTGAGAGAGTAGTTATATCTGCTAATCTAAATGAGAAAGAATTTGATTCTGCTGTTGGGTTAGCTTTACATGAAGGTTCTCATATTAAGTTAACTAACTTCAATACAATGAGAGATTTGATAGAAAGCTCAAGTATGGTTATTCCAAATTCTATTAAGGAAATGATTAAAGATAAATACTATTCGGATAAAGATGATCATGATGCTAGATGGATGGTTGAAAATTATATTGTAAGTAAAGTTAGACAGTTATTAAATATCATAGAAGATAGACGTATTGATAATTTTATATTTACATCTGCTCCTGGTTATAAAGGATACTACCATGCATTATATAATAAATACTTTAATGATAAGTCGATTGATAAAGCTCTAGCTTCTAAAGAGTATAGAGAACTTACTTGGGATTCTTATATGTTTAGAATATGTAATATCACAAATGAGAATCGTGATCTAAATGCATTACCAGAATTTATGAATATTTGGAATACTATTGATTTAAGATGTATTGGTAGATTAAAGAATTCTGATGAAGCATTAGAGGTTGCATTTGATATATTTAGAATAGTAGAAAGAAACTTACCTACACCTACAAATGAAGATACTGATTGTCAAGGAGAAGGTGAAGAGGAAAAAGATTGTCAAGGAGAAGGTGCTAGCTGTTCTAATCCAAATGGAACTAAGGAAGCTAAAACTCCAGAGGGTCAATCTGATGATGATGGATCCAAAGCTGAGGGTGGTGAAGCTAAGAAAAGTAGTGGAGGTCAAAGAGGCGGATGCACACCTACAGATGATTTACCTGAATTGTCTGATGCACAAAAATCTAAGGTAAAAAGAGCTATAAAGAAACAAGAAGATTTCTTAGATGGTGATATTAGAAAGAAAAAGATTACTAAGGCTGATTATAAAAAATTACGATCATTAGAAGAATCTGGTTCAGAGATTAAAGAAGTTGGTAAAGATTACGAAAGCTACTATCACTCTAAAGGTGGTTCTACTGATGTTATCGTTATTAGAAACTTTAGTCAGAGAGTAATCGATTCAGGAACTATTAGTAATATAGTATCTAGATCTTGGGAACAGAATGATATGCAAGGTAATATTAATGCTGGTCTTAGATTAGGTCGTATGCTTGGTAAGAAGCTAAAGGTTAGAAGTGAAGAAAGAAATACTAAGTTTACAAGATTAGAGTCTGGTAAGATTGATAAGCGATTAATTGCTAGTTTAGGATTCGGTGCTGAAAGAATCTTTACTCAGACAATGTGTGATAAATATAATCCAGCTAACATTCACCTTAGTATTGATGCTAGTGGTTCAATGGGTGGAACTAAATGGGATAAGACACAGATCGCTGTTACAGCTATTGCTAAAGCTGCATCGATGATTGATAATATCCATGTTCAGATATCTTATAGAACTACTCAGAATCAAGTTCCATTAGTTCTTATGGCTTATGATTCTAGAACAGATAATATTAATAAGATCCAAAGATTATTTAAGCACTTATCTCCTGGTGGATTAACACCTGAAGGGTTATGCTTCGAGGCTATTAAAGATATAATGGTTCAGAGTTCTGCTAACATGGATAGTTACTTTATTAACTTTAGTGATGGGGAACCTTATGCCAACCCAAAAGGATTTTACTATGGTGGAGAGCCTGCTGCAGAGCATACAAGAAAAAGAGTTAATGATATTAAAAAGATGGGTATTAAAGTATTGAGTTACTTTATATCTTCGAGAGGAGACTATGGATCACAGAACTTCCAAAGAATGTATGGAAAGGATGCAGAGACTATTGATGTTAATGCGTTAATTCAATTAGCTAAAACACTTAATAAACTATTTCTAAAAAAATAATAATATGATAACAAGAGAAGCAAAATTTACATTAACAGATAAATGGACTTCATCGGAAGCCCATTATAATACCGACTATCGTATCCTATTAGAGGATGCAGATGGTGTAGATGTTAAATACCTAGTTACGGACTATCGCGATGAAGATGGGAATGTAGATAGAGTGATATTCAAAGATAATGAAGAAACTACTCACGTGGATATCGATTCGTATATTGGTAAAAAGATATTAACTTTTATGAAGAAGGAAGGATATGAATATAAACGGTAAAAATATAACACACGAGGATCTGCTGAACTCAATAGACGAAGCAGTATATGATATTAATAATCAACTATATGATATCCTAGTTGAGGAATATGATCAGAGTGGTAAAGTGGATATCATTAAAGGTGGCCCATATAAGATAAGAAAGGAATTGAATAATCTAATGGAGTATTTCATAAAGACTGAAGAGTATGAGAAATGTGGTAAGCTTAAACAAATGAAGGAGAAGTATTATGGGCTTTCATAGAAGATGGGTAATGACTGATACAATAATAGAGAAATATCAGACACATGGTATAGATAGTATAAAAAATATCTTTACAGCTGACGCATATGTGTCCGATGATGGTTTGGCATCTGAGGTAGTTAATGAGGTTTTAGTTAGTAAACGAGATGATAAATTGTGGATGCGTGTATCAGGAATGATAGAAAAATATATAAAAAGTGGCAAGAAAACAAATATTAAAAAATAAGTCTATATATGTATAATAGATGAAAAATATATATCATATGTTCTAAAACCGAAACACACAACAAATCCGGTATATCAACCAGTGTGTAGGGAATAATCAAAGTTTTATTAATCAGGTTAGTTTATAAGAATAATGATATTGGTAGCAAAATGAAGAGCGACAAAACAAGTAAAAAGAAAATTAGGAGAACAAATATGAGAAACTTAATTTTAACATTCGCATTAACAATTGCGACGTTAATCGGTGCACAAGCACAAACAGCAGGAGACTGGTATGTAGGAACAGGTGATGTAGCTAACACAGCTTGGACTGAGTGGTCAGTATCTCCAACGATCGGCTATGGTGTAATGGAAAACCTTATGGTAGGTGCTTCAGTAGCTCAAGCGGATTCGACAGTAGATATGGATATTGATTTCCATGCAAGATATTTTATTAAAGGGTATTTTGCTTATTTAGAAACTGACGGACTATCTACGGATGGTATGTCATTTGGAGCTGGTAAATTATTTACTTTAAGAAGTAATATTTATGTAGATCCAAAAGTCGTTTATAACACGGGAACTAAAACTACAAATCTTACATTAGGATTTGGGTTTAAGTTTTAATTAGATAATAAGTTAATGCTCTTCATTAATTATTAATTAACAAACAAAGGAGAAACACATGGATTCAGTAATGAAATACGTAACAGGATTTTTCGGAGGATTGATGACCATCATGATGGCTATCTTCCCAGTAACAATTCTTTGGCAAGTACTTACGGGTACTAACGTTTTCGGAATGGATGTAATTGCAAACCTTACAGCTTTAATCGAAGGATTAGGTAGTGCAGGATTCGCAGGACTAGTAGTACTAGTTATCGTTGCATCTTTCTTTACGAAGAAGTAATTAGTTTAATAGGTAAAGGCCCCTCGTTTACCGGCGAGGGGTACTTACCACAAAAATAAATAAATATGAAAAAAAGAAATTTAAGGTTTTTAGGTAGACGCTCTAATGAAATAGACAGAAGAGCACAATTCGAATTATACAAAAAAGCAGTGCTAAGAAAATTCCCAGACGCTGTAACACAAGGAACATCAGACGGAAGATTCTTCATAACGGAGAATGGAAGAAATATAATAACAGATTCAGAGGAAGGCTTTCCTAATAAATTTGAATCTGTATTTGAAGCATGGCGTAATGCATCAGTATGTTGTCATGCTCAGAATACTATCAAAAGAAATTCAAAGATGTTTGACTTAGATAGCATTAGTAGAAAAGTTAAATAAAATTTGGATAATTGAAAAATTTTTTTTATATTAAAGTATATTATTAATCAAGACCGGCTTGCCCCCTTAATGCTAAATAAAGATGAAGAGATATAATAATCGAATCAGAAGAGAAGGTAGAGGACCAGGAAGTAGACTACCAATTAAACACAATCAAAAGAAACCATTCAATCCTGGAAGGTATGGTAAACTATGGAGTTCCATTGGATATAAATTAAGATATGGAAATCAAACTCCTATGGGAGATGCTACACAACCAACTATGGGCTATATACTAATAGATGGTAAGAAGCATGAAGTAACTTGGACAGAAGCTAATAAAATTATGGAGGCATGTCATGCACTCAAAGATGTTTATGCTAAAGCCAAGAGAATGGGAATCATCGAGGATGCAAGATCAGAGATGCCTACAGGAGGAACGTTTAATTTTTAAAGAAAGGAGTTAGAATGATATGATATTAAATTACGTTTTATTATTTATTATTGGAGTTATAACAGGAGCAGTTGCAGTAGCAGTATATGTTCGAAAGAAGATGGGAATGTTACAAGCAGACTTGTTAGATAAAACATTAATCACGAGACTTATTAAAGAGCAGTTACCGAAAAGAAGTAATAAGCCTTATAAGAAGAGATACAATGGAAGAGCAAAAAAGAAAAAAGTTAACTAAGCTCGCTGACAAGATGTTGGAGGCACAAGACAAAGCAGATGCTTTATCCAATATAGAAACAGGGAATGAGTTCAGAGATTCAGTAGGTGGGATCCTGGATTCATTTGCCTCCCCTGAATTAAGTACTAATGGTTATATTGACAAAACAAAGAAAGCTATATCATTAGTAAAAGATAATATCAAATTAGCTGAAGGTCATAATAATTTTGATATTAGCGAATACACTACAGACAGAAAAATGTTAACAGATAAGGTATTCGTTATGCAAACCTTTCTTGGAGATAAAAACAATGAAGTGTTTAGCAAACAAAGCCTACAAGAAATAAATGCTGTATATAAAAAGCATAAAGGTATAAATAAGCTACTAACCTAATATTTATTAATAGATGGATGATTTATTTAAGAACATACAGGATAATGAAGATGATATTGAATTAGCTGATGAAGCTATGCGTAATACATATTCCTTTATCATGAATGGTTATGATTGGGATAGTCTCCCTGAAGCATTCTGGATGCTCGATGATCCTGAGAGCAAGCAAGCAATAAAAGATTTAATTGAATACTTTACGGAAACAGAAGAGTATGAAAAATGTGCTAAACTTGTTAAGTTAATTAAGAAGAAGTAGATATTTATATATGACCGCTAGTACTTGTATTAGCTGCATTCTTGGACGAGGGTTCGATTCCCTCCATCTCCACTAAAAGATATTCACGATATGGGGATGACCGGATTTGACAGGATGATAAGGATATAAGGAAGGTCAACGTAACAACTGGCGAACAAGTTGAATATGCAATGGCTGCCTAGATAGGTACCCAGAGCAAACGGCTAACGGGGATCATGTCGTCAAAATCCCGGAGGACCTGAGGATAAAATATAATTGCGTATGATAAAGAACAATAGGGAAGAATACATGCTAAACAAATTCAAATATAAAAATTGGACTTTTGTTGAATATATCAACCCTAAAAAAAGTGGATACAATACTGAGACACGTTATATAATTGATCCGGGTAGGTGGAGCACGACTGGATACAAACCCATATATAAAACAGGCGTGGACGAAAAACAGATATATAATAAAATCATAGAATGGTTTAAGCATGTAGAGAATGATCAGAACTTACCAGACGTGCATGAAGTATGGGATGCCCTTACAGATGAAGAAGCAGGTGAGTGGTTTAAAAATTCTAAAAAGGATTTTATAAGATGGTGGAATTCATTATCTGCCAAACTAAAACATTATTATACAGATAGATTAGAAGCGGGTAAGTCATTACTGCCTGACGATCTACCAGGAATCCCGGATGTCCCAAATGAAAGAACAGCATCATTACAAATGACTATTATAAATGATAGACTTGCACTTTCATCTGTTGAGATTTCGGTATTAGATAAAGCTAGAGAGATGATAGAAACAGTTAGAGGTATTACAGAATATGAGTATAGAACAACCATGAGAGATGGTGAGGAATTACATACTTATATTTTTGATTTAAAATAAAGGTTAACATATAATTATAATAAAGGTGGACTGGATGACACCTTATATTAACATTAAATTATTTAAGGAGATTTAATTATGACAACATTCTTACAAGAGAGGTTCTTTCCAACGGACCTATTATTCAGAAATTTTTTTGACAATGAATCAATGTTCCAATCATTTATGGAACAGAAACCTAATTATCCTGTAGACGTTTATACACGTGACGGAGAGTTATGTTTTGATATCGCTTGTGTTGGATTAGAAAAAAGTGATATTAATATTACAACTGAAGGCAATACTTTGAAGGTTGCTTATAAGAAACCAACAGTTGAATCAAACCCATCAGAAATGGATGCTGGTGATTATATCCATAAAGGGATCGCAAGAAGAAGTTTTGATATGGGATGGAAGGTAAGTCCCAAATATGATCTTACCAATATTAAGGCATCGATGAAAAATGGTTTGTTAAATATATCAGTGCCGGTATCAGAAGAAAGCAAACCAAAGACTATAACAATCAAGTAGGTTATATTTAGGTAATTCCAGTCCACCCTAGTTATGTACGAAAACATATTTTATAATAATGGTAAAGCATATAAGATCTTGAGAAAGATCAAAGAGCATAATTTGGATCCTCGTCCATATGGTGCACCCGATACTCATGACAATAGAATGAAGATATTACAGGTGTGGAGAAACCATGTCGGTGGTAATCATGTATTGAGAACAGCTATGACTGAACAATACTTAATATGCGAGGTTATCGAAGAGGCAAAAATAATTTAAAAATAATTGCGTAAAAGGTTGCTTTTATGAAAAATTTTTATTATATTAATAAACATATAATA